TTATCTTTATCTCATCAATCATTTCAAATTAACCTTTTTAAATTTTTTTTATTGAAACACTTGATATTACGATATCGAACTGATATATAATATATGTAAAGACACTGTTAAACATATTAGAAGGACAAATATCATGCAGAAATACAAAGCAACAATCGAACTGGACATACCAAAAGATTTTGACATGGAAGGTTTTGAAAGCAAATTAGATGATTTAGCTAGAAACTTAGCTGAACAATACGATGCAAACATTCGTATCGGAAACTTCTTCAATGGAAAAAATTGGTATGGGGGATCAAAGTAATGAGTAACATTGATTACGTTTATAAAAGAAAAGATGGTGGCACTATACATTGTTATGGTGTCATCGAGGAAGATAGCAACTTCCATGTTGTATGTGACAACGAAGAGTATGATGGCATTGCATGTGACATTGACGGCAGTGATTACAACACCTGGAAAAAGGTTTGTGACTACCTGGTTGTTAATTACAGACATGACATCGAACAAATAGAAACTTGTTAGGGGGCAAAGTAATGATCTATTGTGCATATGTCAGAGTATCAACAGATACCCAGGATGTCGCAAGACAAGAGAATGAAATAAAGAAATGGCTTGGTGATACAGATCATCAGGTCATATGGTTCAAAGAACAAGGTGTTTCAGGTAAGGTAGCTCCTGAGCTTAGACCTGAGCTTTCCAAGTGTATTGATACAGTCAGGGCCAGTAAAGGCACATTGATTGTAGCTGACCTGGATAGATTTTCCAGGACTGACTGGCATACTCTAAAGTTCTTTGACCAGGTATTGAAGAACGGCAAGGTCAAGCTTGTTGTTTGTAATGATCCTACAATATCTGAAAGTAAAGATAAGTTTGCATTGAGAACTTTGTTTGCTCAGATGGAACAAGAAAAGATTTCAGAAAGAACCAGGTCTGCCCTTCAAAGAATTAAGGATGAGATCAAAGCTAATGGTACATACAAAACTAAATCAGGTAAGTTAATTAGCTCACTCGGTTGTCATTCAAACATGGATTTTGCAAGGCAAAGAAGTGCTGAAGTTATCAAGCTCAAAGCAGATACAAGAGTAAAAGATATTGAATCAGTAATTCAAAAATTATTAAGTGTTGGTGATAGCTATAGACAGATAGCCAGCCAGCTTAATCAAATGGGAGCAAACACTGCAAGAGGTGGTAAGTGGTATGCTTCAACAGTTAGTAATGCCGTAAAAAGATTGGAGAAAAATTATGGTTAAATTTATAAAAAATTATGGAGTGTACATTGGAGAATGTATTCTCTTTTTTATCTTATGTGTAATTGTTTATTATGCATTTCACTTTGTGTGTCTAATAGATGATGCATGTTATGCTCGTAACTTTGTGGAGATTTTATAATGGCTAAGTATAGTGATGATGCAGTAGAGCTTGGAGCTTCAAGAGTTCCAGCTATCGTACTAGGTAAAACTAGTTTCTCAACTAATGAAAGAGAAAGACAAAAGACATTACATGCCAGGCAAGGCATAGTTACTGTTGAGACTGAGTTTGGCAAGGATGCCAAGGAAAGAGGAAACTACCTTGAAGATGCCATAATCAAATGGGCAAGAGATAAGATTGCTGACATGGCATCAACAGCAGAAGTAGAACTTTGCAAAGTTACCCAGGGCTATAGAATAGATGGCCTGGCATTGTGTGCTTCCCTGGATGCTATCCTGAATATTAAAGGTGAAGTAACTATGCACAATCAATTGACTGGTGAACCAGTGATCTTGTCAGGCTTCGGTGCATTGGAGATCAAAACCACAAACACTGATGATCTACCCAGGACTGATCAAATCATACAACTGCAAACACAATTGCTATGCAGTGGTTTTAAGTGGGGCATCATTGCAGTATTTGGTAAAGCTCAAAAGCTTACACTTGTACCCTTTGAAGCTGACCAGGAACTCTTCAATCAAATCATGGAAAAGGTCAATGAGTTTTGGCAGAAGGTTGACCTGGATGAACCTTATCCACCATTGGACAATGGGCCACCATCAATAATAAATCTAGATCATTTGGATATCAAAGATAGTCTTATTGGTGTAGCTGAAGATTGGCTTATGTGTGATGCTGAGATCAAGAAGTGGACCAAGAAAAAAGATGAAGACCAAAGACTGTTACAAAGAATAATGGAACAGAACGAAGCAGAACATGCTGAGGTAGGTGATATCAATATAGCCTATCCCACCATTACCAGGAAGGCACAACCTGAGAAAATAGTGCCAGCAAAAGAAGCGACATACTATCGTAAATTTAAAATAGAAAAGAAGGAGAACTAATATGTCATTACCAACTTTAAATCCAACCAACCTGACTGAAGCAATGGAGTTTGCAAAGTTTGTTTCTACATCAGGTCATATTCCAAAACAGTTCCAGGGAAAACCAAATGATATCCTGGTAGCTATTCAATGGGGATATGAGATCGGCCTAGCACCTATGCAAGCTCTTCAGAATATTGCAGTCATAAATGGTAGGCCATCACTATGGGGAGATTCCATGATTGCAGTTTGTAAAGCTCATCCTGATTGGAGAGGTATTGAAGAGACATACATTGAAGAAGAAGACAAAGCAGTGTGTGTTGTAAGAAGAAATGTACATGGAGATATCCAGCCAATCAAAGCAACCTTTTCATACAAGGATGCACAAAAGGCTGGCCTGACAAATAAACCAGGTCCTTGGCAACAATACACCACCAGGATGTTACAACTTAGAGCAAGAGGTTTTGCTCTTCGAGATGCATTTCCTGATGCAATCAAGGGATTGATCACGGCTGAAGAAGCAAGGGATTATCCTGATGAAAAAAAAGAGCCTAGGAACGTCACTGGTAGCGATAAAGATACTGATATGATTGATGATATCAAAAAGAAACTAACTAAGCCTGACGGCCCTGAAATCGCCACTAAATACACAATGCATTTTATTGGTGATCATAAACCTATAATTTATGCAGTAGCTAGTGATTTTATTTTAAAATTTACAGATACATTGCTGGCCATCGATAAGTTAGAAAAAACTCAGGAGCAAAAAATTAGTCTTATGAAAGACTTGGCTAGAAAAAATTCAGAAACTTTAAACATTTTATCTGATAGTGAAATGAAACAAGTGGAGAATGAAACTGTGAGGTATAGCTATGACATCCTCAACTAAGTATCCCATGACAGAAAAGCAAAAACAAATTTTTTTGTTTATTCAAAACTACTTCAAGAGTGAAGGTGTAATGCCTAGACAAATAGATATTGCAAATCACTTTGGAGTTACTCAACAAACATGCAAGTATCATTTAGATAAGATACAAAAAAGAGGATGGATAACCAGGTTACCAGGATTATCAAGAAGTATATCTTTAAACCTGGATAGCTTTCATCCTCTTAACTAATCTTTCGGCTCTCGTTGTTACCTGATCGTACCAGCGAGAGTCTTTCATTTGATTACCAGCTTCTTCCCAGTCACCAGCATCAACTGCTCTTTTCATTTTATGAAACCTGGACAACCTGGGCCTACCCATATTGAACATCATGTTTGCTATTATCTGTTGAGCTTCTTCAGGTAACTCATCAAAGTTATTGTACAACAGTTTGCACTCATCGATTGTTACCTGGACATCCTGGTCAAACAATTCGTTTACTCTTTCCTCAGATACTTCAGTACCAACTGGTTTACCATACTCATCATCCCACTCAGTCACCAGGTGACCAATGCCTACTGTAGGCAAGTTTAGATGATCTAGATATACAGAATTGACACAACCCTCATCTATTTTGAGTTGCTCCCTAAGCTTTTCTATATCCATTAGGCAGTCGCTGTTTTCTTTTTCTTTTTAGCAAACATTCTAAGCTTCTTAAAATCAGATGCTTCCATCTTCTTTTTATTGCCTGACATCTTCGCAATCTTTTTTTGCTTTGGTGAATAACTTCCATAATTACCTGGCATAATTTTATCCTTTCTTTTTTCTAAATAAATCGCCATCTGCCTTTTTGACAGTTGCCTTCCCCTTCGCATGGGCCTTTAGTCTTGCGACAGCCCATTGATGAGGAGACATTTTAGGTCTACTACCTGATGAGTAGTAAGCTCCTAAACCTCTCTTATAAATCTTGTTTGCTCTTTCTGTTCCAAACATCTTTTGGTATTTTGCTGGTGCTGACATGTTAACCTCTCATTCTTTGTTTAGCGATTCTATCCATCATGGCTGGTGTAAGTTTACCTTCCTTGTACAACTTGGCAGTCCTTTTGATCTCAGCTTCTCTAGCTGAAGGGTTCTTTGCACCAGCTACATACTTCACTGGTACACCCTTTTTAGTCTTAGGAACTTTAGCAAATTTTCTCTTAAAATTTTTTTTGGGATATGGCTTCTTCAATTTTTATCCTTTCCTTTTAGACGTTCTACAGTTCTCATAGTTCCAAGGCCTAGCATACCCATCAGAACTGGGAGCATTGTAGCTGTGTCAGCCTGGGGAATGATGATACCAAACCCAGCACAAATAGGACTGACTAAAAAATTGACCAGGAAACCCAGCACACATACCCAAGCTGTCGCTGGTCTCCAGGATGATTGAAACCAGTTACCCTTTGCTTCTGCTTCATTAACTTTGATTTGTGCCAGGGCTATTTCTTGAGCATGTTTCTCAGACATGGTCGCTATGTCATGTGCCAGCTTCGCCTTCTGATCTGCATCAGGTATAAACTTATCTAGTAGCCCAGTTACTGGACCTATCAATGCTTGTAACATTATTTATCTCCTTTATGTTCATGGCCCATCCATATACCGAATACACCAGTCATTACACCCATAACAACAGATACAAATGCTGATTGCTGAGATGTAGGATTATCTAAATCCATAAACCATTCTGCACATCTCCAGGACATTGCTGTTGATAAGAGCATCATAAACCTGGGAAGTATCTTCCACTTAAGAAATCTTTCAACAGTCATAACCATTACTTGCCTACCTCTTTCATAGCTATTTTGTGAGCTTCACCAAACGTCATACCTTGCATCATTTTAGATCTCATCAATCTCATATGTTTAGATGTATGATGCTTCTTATGTTTCTTCATTGTATCTTCCTGACGTTTAGTCAGTTTCTTTTTATGCTCCATTAATACACCCTCACTTTCTTATCATTCACATAAGGTTTCAATTTACAATAACAATCATATCTCTTCGCACCTTCTTCTGTTCTTACTTGTTGCCCACTTAATTTTTCAGAATAGTATATGCAGTCATTTATAGATTGAAAATATATACTCCCAACATTAGCTGTGCCTAGTACACATGATAACATAAAAGCTGTCATATTATACCTTTCTTTTTTGCTATGATCGCCAGGACTGTAACTACACCTGAAAGAAGTCCAACAATAAGAATAGCAAGTACTACTTTCAATACTGTCTCTTTAAATTTTTCTCTTTGTTTCTCGGCTTTTATCCTGGCATCTCGTCTAGCTTTACGAGCTTCAGTTTTGTAGTGGACATAGTCCTGGTACAAACCTGGTCTGCCTAGGTAGATCATTATCTGTTTTAACTCTTCTTCTTTTGTTTTGATTTGTTCCAGGGCCATAAACTCTTCCAGGTCATTATCTGTTTTACCCAGGAAATTTGTCCACATGCTGTTCTTTTTTTTATGTAAATCTTGTTTAAGTTGATCCTCTGCTCTACAAAAATCTGCGATACTTTTACCAGCCCTGGTTATTTCAGATCCGTTTTGAATCGTTTTTTTGATTATCGCATAAGCACTATTAGCCAATGCTAATGCTTCGAGCATATCTACCTCACAAAAACATTTGAGTTACAAGAAGCATAATAATAGAACCCATACCAGCAAATAACCAACTCTCTATTCTTCTTAAAGAAGTTTTGAGTTCCTGGACAATCTCTTTTAGATTATCAATCTCAGCTTTCAGACTTGTCATTGTCGGCTTGCTCATCTTTCTCTTTCTTTGGCCTACCTTTTTTAACTGGCTTTGGTTTTTCTTCTTGTGCCTGGGGCTTTGGTTTTAAGTGTGGATTTAAATCATATAAATGTGCCATCAATCAGCTTCCTCTATTGTGTTGCCTTCAGCTACCCATTCTTGGATTGCTATCCAATCAGGGTGATTTTCATAACCATTTATAGGAATTGATAATTGTTGATTATCTAAAACCACATTGACTGCTACATTTTGAGATGTATCAAACACATCTCTTACATATTTTGCTGATATAATATTCATTTTATAACTCTGCCCTAAATTCCATAAATCCGTTTATGTTATCATTTATTCTAACAAAACCTGCATCACCTGCTGTTCCCATTGTGCCAGTTGTAAAAGATATTTCACAACCAGTTGTACCTGACCCATTTAAGGCTATGGCTGTAACAGCATTACTACCTCCTGCATTAAAAATATAAAAAGCTCCTGCTGAAGAAAAACCAAGCGTGGGTGAATCTCTCATTTCAACTGGGAAAACAACTCCCACAAAATGCACTGTTTGATTCCAGTTAGCTGACACAAATCTACTTCCATCAGTTAAAGTACCACTTCCATTTCCCTCAATTCTTGTTAGGTATCTGCGACACAAAGCTAGTTCTTCCCCATATGACCTATGCTCAAATGGTGTGGCTTGTGAGCCTACTTCAACTTGTAATCCAGTAAGAAACCATGTTGCATTTGTTGTTTCAGTTAACTTTACTGTGCTTTCACCACCAAACATATTAGAGCCTGATGTCCATGCTCCAGTTGCAATATCATAATTTGAACCA